ATGATAAGTTAAATTACTTTAGAACACTTCATTCTTTTGCTTTTCAACAATTAGAGTTAAATGACTCTATGGTTATGCAACCAGACGACTATGTTAAAATAGGAAAAGAACTAAATATAAAAGTTAAACATTACGATAAATATAATCAAGAAGAAATTTTTTATTTAAACATTGATAGTCCATATTTTAAAATGATTGGTAAAGCAATAAATAGAAACATCAATATAAGAGAAGAATATGATAGAAGTGAACATAATAAAAAAGAAATAGAATGGTATGTATTAGATAATTTAGATAAAAATTTAAAAGAATATAAAAGAATTACAGGTAAATTAGATTTCAATGACATGATTGAAAGATTAATTAATAAACCTGACTTACCAAAATTTAAGACTATATTTATAGATGAAGCTCAAGATTTATCTCCATTACAATGGAAATTATTTGATAAATTAAAAGAAAATACAGAAGATATGTATTTAGCAGGAGATGATGATCAAGCTATTTTTGCGTGGGCAGGTGCAGATGTTGATAGATTTATTGAAGAACCTGGAAAAGAAAAAGTTTTAAAATACTCTAAAAGAGTATCTAAAGCAGTTCAAGAAGAATCTGAATTACCATTAGAAAGAATTAAAGGTTTAAGAAAAGAAAAAATTTATTATCCAAGAAACTATCAAGGTGAGTGTTTGAGAATAAATAACTTAGATCAAATAGATTTAACAAAAAATAGATATTTGATATTAACTAGAACAACACATAGATTATTGCAAATCACTGAAGAATTAAGAAAAAGAAATTTATATTATCAAAGTAACAAAGGTAAAAGTTTTCCTGTAAGATTATATAATTCATCTGTACACTATAATTCATGGTGTAGAGGAATAGAATTAGAAGATAAAGAAATAAAACAGATAGCTGAATTTACTGGTTTACCAAAAGAAAAATGGAATAATAATGTAGATTGGTTTGAAGCGTTTGAACAAACTAAATTATCAGACAGAATATATATTAAAGAAATGATTATAAATGGTGAAAATTTAGATGAAGATGCTCGTATATATGCTTCTACAATTCATGCAGCTAAGGGTGGGGAAGAAGATAATGTTATTTTATGTCTAGATTTAGGAAGAACAATAAAGAAGTCAGTTAAAAAAAGTGATGAAAAAAATGATGAGGAACATAGAGTTTGGTACGTAGGAGCAACACGTGCAAGAAACAATTTATATAAATTAAAAGGTAAAACAAAAAAGAATGAATACAAACACTTTAGCTAGATTATACAATAAGTATAAACAGAACGGGATAGAGATATTACTCAGCGGCGGTATAGCAGCGTCGTATAAAATTGATTTGGTTCTCGAATCCCAGACAATCATCGCCGAATCAATAACTGCTATAACAAAAGGAGAAACATGAGAATAATAACAAGTGACATACTAATAACAATAACACTAACATTTTTTATAATTAACATAATGGAGGTTTTAAAATGATAAAAATAATAGAGTTAGAAAAAAGAAAAGATAATTTTTTTGTTATCTACGAAAAAAATAATGAGACATTTACATTCAATGGTAATGCAGAAGAATGTTTAAATGAAATAACAGGAGAAAAATATGAGCAGTAAAGACATGTTTGATAAAGCTTTTCCACAAGATAAGCAGATAGGTGGGAGTCACTACAAAGATTTCCCTATTCAACCCTATGAGTTTATTTCAAAAAATAATCTCTCATTTTTTCAAGGCAATGTTGTGAAGTACGTTTGCAGGTACTTGAATAAAAATGGAATACAGGATATAGAGAAAATAATTCATTACTGTGAATTAGAAATTAAAAAACTGAAAGATACAAAAGGTAAAAAATAATGTTGATGCCAACTACAGAATGGGTAGCACCTACAGAATTTCCTGATCTAAGAAAAGCAGATGAGATTGCAATTGACTTAGAAACACGTGATCCAGATTTAAAGAAACTGGGTTCAGGGGCCATCATAGGTAATGGTGAAGTTATAGGTATAGCTGTTGCTGTAGATGGATACAAAAATTATTTTCCAATAGGTCATGGTGAAGGACCTAACATGGATAGGGATAAAGTATTGAGGTGGTTCAAAGATGTTTGTGAATCACCTGCTACAAAAATATTTCATAATGCCATGTACGATGTATGTTGGATTAGAAATCTTGGTATAAAAATTAATGGTTTAATTATAGATACTATGATTGCAGCCAGTCTTATAGATGAAAACAGATTTCAATATTCATTAAATTCTTTATCTTGGGTTTATTTAAACAAAGGTAAAAATGAATCTTTACTTACCAAAGCAGCTAAAGAAAGAGGTCTAGATCCTAAAGCAGAAATGTGGAAGTTACCTGCAAGTGAAGTAGGTGGATACGCAGAAGAAGATGCAGCTCTAACTTTAGAACTTTGGAATAGATTTAAAAAAATTATTATTGAAGAAGACTTACAAGATATATTTAATCTTGAGACTGATCTTTTCCCTTGTTTAGTTGATATGCGCCACCTAGGTGTTCGGGTAGATATCGAGAAAGCCAATCAATTGAAAACAGTAATGGCAGTAAAAGAAGAAAACTTATTACAACAGATAAAAATAGAAACAGGAGTAGATACTCAAATATGGGCTGCAAGATCGATTGCAGAAGTTTTTGACAAACTGAAGCTACCTTATAGCCGAACTGAAAAGACAGACTCTCCCTCATTTACTAAAAACTTTATTTCTACACATAATCATCCTGTAGTACGTATGATAGCAGAAGCTAGAAAAATTAACAAGGTCAGTACAACCTTTATTGACACCATTTTAAGTCATCAACACAAGGGTAGAATACATGCAGACATCAATCAAATTAGATCTGATGATGGAGGAACGGTTACAGGTAGATTTAGTTATTCTAATCCTAATCTGCAACAGATTCCAGCACGTGATCCAGATACAGGCCCATTGATAAGAAGTTTATTTATACCTGAAGAAGGTTGTAAGTGGGGTACATTTGATTACTCACAGCAAGAACCAAGATTAGTTACACACTACGGTATAAGATTTGATTATGAATCAGCAGAAACAATTGCAGAAGCATATCATAATGATCCTAATACAGACTTTCATAAGTTAGTAGCTAAATTAGCTAACATAGATAGAAAAGAAGCTAAGACAATTAATCTTGGTTTATTCTATGGTATGGGTAAAGCAAAATTAATGAATGAATTAAGTGTAACTAAAGAAAAAGCTGATGAATTATTTTCTCAGTATCACAGTAATGTTCCTTTTGTAAAACAACTAACTAATGGAGTTATGGCTGCTGCTCAACAAAGAGGTAAGATAAAAACTATACTTGGAAGACGTTGTAGATTTCCTAAATATGAACCAATACTAAGAGGTTCTGATTGGGGAACATTTGTACCTGCAGAAGATCATGACACTATGATGGAATTAAAAGAAATGGGTCCACATTTATTAGATGATGATGGTAAAGTTATTAATGATAAAGATGGAAAACCTAAGAAAAATTATTGGTATAAAAATGGACATAGAAGAGCATTTACATACAAAGCATTAAACAAATTAATTCAAGGTAGTGCTGCAGATATGACTAAAAAAGCAATGGTTGATTTATATAAAGAAGGTTTAATAGGTCATATACAAATACATGATGAATTAGACTTTTCTATAGAATCAGAAAGTCAAGCAAAAAAAATAAAAAATATCATGGAAAATGCAGTTGACTTGAAAGTACCAAATAAAGTAGACTACGAGTCTGGTCCTAATTGGGGAGAAATAAAATAATGTACTATGGCTTATTTAAATGCTAACATACCGCCGATTTATTGTAAGATAAGGAAGGAGTATCTTTATGATCTTAAAAAACATCAGGGAGAAAGTAGTGACTGCGTTATCTTTGGTCTGGTCTCTATTTCAGGTCGCGCACTCTTATTTAACATCATGCTACCCAATGGTGCGTGCTTTTGGCGTTTGCCTATCTCAGCGTTTTTCCAAAAATCGTATGACAGAGCCAATGTGCCGGATATGCAGACGAACGAACTTCAACTGTGGAATTGTTTTAGTTATTATCCTAGTGTGCATTGCTTTGATTGGTTGGCTGGTATAGACGGAAAATATCTAGGTAAAGATAAAAAATTCTACAAAGGTCAATACTTATTTACGATTGACTGGGCTCATCCAGAGACTAATATACTAAACACGGAACATTCTGAAATTCCGCAAGAACACAAGTGTGCACATATAATAGCACTTGAAAACGGCAATTATGCTGCGCAGCCAAACAACAGAATCATTTGGCATGTTAATAGTTACACAACAGATAACGATTGGCCTGACTACAAAGTACAAAATACTTATTGGGATGCAGAAGGCGGAGACTGGGTGACAGAAGATTCTGATAAAATGTTTTATAATATTGAGGAGAAAAAATGAGAAAACAATGTAAAAAATGTAAAGAAGCTTTTGATGCAAACGATGAATTAGATATGTTTTGTAGTCAACAGTGTAAAGAAGAAGCGTTAGCAGATTTAGATTCTGATTCAGATGAGTGTTTATCATGTCAATAGTAGAGGCTGCCAGGATGAATTATTATTATACAGGTTTATTAATAGTAGCATTTGTCTTGTTGGCATTTTTCGGTGGACCCGTTAGATGAAGATAAGTGATAATACAAATATTGGTTTGCCATTACGTAACCTTTTAATGTTGGTCAGTTCTATTGTGGTAGGTGCATGGTTTGCATTCGGTGTGATTGAAAGATTAAATCGTTTAGAGACTAAGAATCAATTATTTGAAAAAGATTTACTAGAGGCGAGCGTCCAGAAGCCAATCGATCAGGAACAATTTATGATACTCGAGTGGCAGGCAACTCAGATTGAAAAGATGCAAAAACAATTAGAAGACAATGTTCATACAGGAGTGATGTTAAAAGCTCATGAAAAAGAAATAGAAAAATTAAAAAAAGACATAGAAAAACTAAAAGATTCGACAAGGGATATTAAATTTTCTAATGGTAATGGATCACATTAATGACTAAATTAGTAATAGCTTTATGTTTATTTTTAAATGGTCAACTTGTTGAACATAGAGTTCAAGAGTCTATGGGAACATGTTTAAAAATGAAACGTGAAGCAACACGTAATATGAATATGGATAATAAACAATTAATGTGTGGTGAAGTTCAAGCAGTTATGTCAAAAAACATTGACGGAAGCGAGAGTATTGATAAGATAATCATAGAATCAAAATAATGAACCTTTCTAGAAATTTTACCCTTCAAGAATTAATTAAATCGGATACAGCGATCCGATTAAACATTGATAATAATCCTAATTCAGATCAAATACAAAAACTAAAAGCATTATGTGAAAATGTACTGCAGCCGGTACGTGATCAATTTGGTAGAGTAAAAGTTACATCAGGATTTCGTACTATTGAGCTTTGTCGTGCAATTGGTAGCTCAGAAAAATCACAACATGCAAAAGCTGAAGCGGTTGATTTCGAATGTATAGGAATCGACAACGCTGAAGTTGCTGATTGGGTACATATGAACTGTGAGACAGATCAATTGATTCTCGAGTTTTACACACCTGGAGAACCAAGTTCGGGATGGATACATGCAAGTTACATACCTTATCAACCAAGAAGACAGTTTATGCGTGCTTTCAGAGAGGATAAGAAAGTAAAATACAAACCAATAATAGGAAAGGCAGTCGATATAGTATGACGATAGATAAAAAATCAATAAAGTTATTTCAAAAAATAGATACTGTACATGGACTTTGTGAAGAGTGTGAAGAAGAAGCAATTTTAGTTGCAATTGTTTCTGAATTTTATAGATGTACTAATTGTGGTCATGATACTAAACAACATATCAATGGTTCAATTAGATATTTAAAATTAGATGAATCAGATAAAAAATGGATAAAGGAGAACTACATAAAATGATAGATAAAAAAGAAAAGAAAATTTTAAAGAAA